AGTTCTTCAAAGAACTCGAAGCCTATCAGATGAACTTAAATTTTCCCGTGGGACTACCGAAACAGGGCAGTGCCGTCACGATTGAAAGTGCAGAAGGACCATATTCGGGGGTAGTTTCCAAAATGGCAACCGGTAACCGTGGTAATGAACAGGTTATAACCTACACCGTAGAAGCATCCAGTGAAAGCGACCCCATAGGCTTGAATAAGCGCGTATACACTATAATGTTATACGACATCAGAAATCCATACCACGTAAAGACGGTTGCCGCTGAATACACCCAAGACGGTAAACTCACTAAACTGGGTGACAGTGGTGCTGTCGACAACGCATCGACGTTAATATATGATAATCCTAATCAGGTGTTTGTAGTCGGTGCGAAAAAAGATGCATTCTTCGAGGCTCCCTTTACGGCGGGGTTCGTGGTGAATCAACCTTACAGGGGTAAAAATATTAACGATGATCTCATCGAAGGCACAATCACAAAAATAATCACACGCGACGTAACGGATACCACCGGTAAAAAAGTCAAGGTAAACACCGTGCAAGTATTAGGCCATTACGCGTAAATAACTATATGCCGTTCAAATCTACAAATATTAAAAGGATAATGGAACTTACAAAGAATAAGGGTAAAACCGGAAAACCTAAGGGTGGTGGCAAAAAGGCCATAAAAGATTACGATAATGACGGCAAGATTGAAACCGGCAAAGAAGAATATTTTGGTAGCAGAATGGCAGCTGCTGCGAAAGGCAAAAACCCCAAAAAGATAAAAGAAGGGTATGATACCGCTATCAACCGCATTTTATCTGAGATATATGCTCATGGCTCTTTACTTAACCCCGCAGAAAAGGCTGATGATATCGAAAGAGTAAGGGAAACGATGTCCGCATTGGGTTATTGTCCTACCGAATTAGATGAAAATGAGTTTAAGACTACTCTAAAAGGTAAGACGTTTGGTGAGATAATGAAACACATTATCAGTAAGAACCCAACTGGTATCAAAAAGACCACGACTTCTCCTAGCACTGCTTCTCCAAGTACATCCGCTAGCTCAACGACTAAAGTGCCATCTGCTTCGGGCGTTTAAACATTTCTGAATAAATCGGCGCGCCCCTCCTTGATTTTATTTTAGAACTGCTCTAAGTAAAAGAGGATGGTAAAGAAACTGTGTATCCTAATTTTCCTGACTTTCTAAAACTCTGGATATTATAATACTTAAAAACTTCCCGTGTTCGCGGAAATACTGGATATTATAAATATACACCGACAGACTAAAATGTTCAGAAATTGAATGTTGACATTGTAAAAATAGGCACCATAATTAAACATGAGCATTTTTCAGAGCACGAAGATAATTGAATTAGGCAGTTGTGCATTTAGACAACCAAATGCTTCACACTCCCATTGTAAATTCCTACACGGCTACCGTCTCATATCCAAGATCTGGTTTGGGTGCTCTGGGTTGGATGATAAGAATTGGGTAGTAGATTTTGGAGGTCTTAAAGGCCTCAAAGAAATTCTTGAGAAACAATTTGATCATACACTTTGTGCTGCCGCAGACGATCCGCTCTTACCCTTATTCCAACAACTACACGCTGCTGGTGGATGTGATCTTAGAGTGATGGATAAGGGAGTAGGTATTGAACGGTCTGCTGAATGGGTATTTGAAGCAGCTGATGCTTATGTTCGTAACACATCACTTGGTAGGTGTTGGGTTGAGCGAGTTGAGGTTTGGGAGCATGAGAAGAATTCTGCAATTTATGAAAAACCAGTGAGATCAGTTTCAAGTTCGGTTTCTTTCAGTGGTCCATCGGTGCAGCTGATTAACGAAGCGCCAATTGTTAATACTGACAACGCACCATTCATCGGGCCAGCTCAGCCTGTTGTAGACCCCCGTGCACCCATTGCTGCAGCTGTTGGTAATGTGACATCTGAAATAACACAAGGTCATAACATGACCAAGCCCGCTCCGGTGGGTAACACATACTCAACCGGATGGACCAATCCATTTGGTGGTACCAGCTGGGGTGCGTAATGCGATATAACATTGAACGGGATGGTAGGAACAAAAAAATAGAGAATGATATTTTCTCTAAAATGAAGGAAATTGTTGGTCCTGAAATCGCCCCAGAAGTTAATAATTCAGGGAAACTCTTACCCTCTGATAATAGAGTTGTAACCCCCGAAGATGCTATGAGGGAGCTTTTAGAGTTGCAGAAAAAAGGATTACTTTAATCCTTTTACTTTGGATACGATGTAGCGGAGTAGCTTGCTTCTGGTTATATCTTCCTCCGAAAAGGCAAACGTGTGGATACCGTTACCACTACTATCATCTCCATTGAATACGTCAAAGACACTCCTGAAGCATGTCTTTGCGATATCAGACTGTAAAGTGTCACCTATGATAAACATCTTACAATTTCGGCCGAAACGTGTTAGAATTGTAATGATCTCGCTCATTTCCAGATTCTGAGCTTCGTCAATTATAACGACACAATCTTTAAACGTGGAACCCCTTAAGAAGTTTACTGGTATACATTTAATGAGATTGCTTTTTAGCAAGTCGTCTGCGATATGAGAACCTATCAGCTCGTCGCACTTCTCGAGCAGCGGGATGCTCCAGGGTTTAAATTTTTCATCAACCTCACCCGGCAGACTCCCTAACTTTCTTGTCGCGCTCTCGACAATACTTCGAATGTATAATATCTCATTGCACTTCTTCTGTTGCAGCATCTTCAATGCAACAAGCACCGAGCAGTAAGTTTTTGATGTACCCGCAGGGCCGTCACATATAATCATGTTTGTATTTTCATCCTCAGCTAGAGTAATAAACCCCAGCTGCCTTTCAGTTAAGTGGTACTTTTGTTGAATTCTGAAGTTTAATTCGAGGTTTGTCTCAACCAGATCTCCACTGCTACGCTGTTTGAGCTTCTTACCAGTCTTTTTCTTTGGCATCGTTAATATTTATCTTTATTTCTAGAAACAATCGCTTATAATATCGTATGGATAAACATTTATTATTGTCTGATGATATGATCTTCTACACCGTAGAAGGAGAGGGTAGGCTTATAGGATATCCATCAGTGTTCATGAGGTTGTCTCTCTGCAATCTTACCTGCATTGGCTTCAAGAGCGAAAGCTCCCCTTATGGGTGTGATAGCTATATTAGTTGGTCGGTTAAGAATAAGCGCAGCTTTGATGAGATATTCAAACTCCTGGAAGATGGTGGCCTCATAGATAAGCTATACAATGGTGCGGTATTTAAATTAACCGGCGGCGAACCCTTAATTCAACAGAACAATCTCCTCTCGTTCATCAAGGAATTTGTTACCAAATATGAGTTCGTACCCAGAATTGATTTTGAAACTAATGGCACCATAATGCCTGACCCCCAATGGGTTGATATTTTCAATGCAACGTTCACCACCTCACCTAAACTGTCCAACAATGGTGATCCAGCAGAAAGAAGATATAAGCCAGAGGTGCTCCAGTTTCATGCGGCGAATAATTCATGCTTTAAATTTGTCGTTAGTAACGATGAAAACATTAAAGAGATTTTTTCAAATTATATCGACCATAAAGATATTAAATTGCCTCGCAGCTTAGTGTGGCTGATGCCTTGTTGTGGGTCTCGAGATGAGCAGACCAAGGCTATCTCGTGGGTTGCGGATAAATGTAAAGAGCATAATTTCAAATTAAGCCCTAGATTACACTTGATGATTTGGGATAAAGCCCTCAAAGTATGATCTTTAATGGTTGAATTTTTACTTTAGTTTACATAAATTTAAATATGCGTATAGCAATATCCGGTTCCGCTTGCCAAGGAAAAACGACACTTGTAAATGATATGCTCAAGGAGTGGCCTCTTTACTCCAAGTCCATCGAAAGCCACCGCAAGCTAGTCAGAGATGGTAATATCCCGGTCAATAAGATGGCGACTAAGGATGGTCAGTGGGCAATATTAAACGCTTTAGCTGACGACCTCAAAAATACAAGAAAGGGTGACAAGGTAATTTTTGATCGTTGCCCTATTGATAATTTGGTGTATTCAATGTGGGCAGAAGATAAAAAGAGCTCAGACATAGATAAGGAGTTCATAAGCAAGTGTATCCCTATTGTCGCTGAAGCTATGCGTCATGTTGATATCCTGTTCTTCATTCCTATCACCAACGTCGCCCCTGTTAAAGTTGAACAAAAAGAAGGTCGAGATATCGATCCTGAATACATTACAGAGATAGATAACATTTTTAAAGCAATTGAATATCAGCAATATAAGAAAGTGTGCCCTTTCTTCATAAGGGACGACCAACCCCCGATCCTGGAGCTGTATGGAAACCGCG